TGTGTTCAGGACGTTCACATTGGAGTCCTGTATTTCTTCTCGCATTGCCTGTCGACGAACCTCGCCGAGTTCCACGACGATGCCGCTGTCATTGCTTCCCTTGCCCAGGAAGTATCGGTTGAAGTTGAACGCAGCCTGCGTGATCGCCCACTTCTGAAATGCGTGAGGGATCTCGGTCCAAGGCCGTTCATATGTGTACATCACTTTGGTTGTCGCGGTCAGATAGACGTTGTTCTCAACATCCCACAGGTAGGCGCCACGCTTGGTGACGTTCATTCCTTCGCTGTTCATGGCATCCAGGTGATAGATCGTGGCGTAGGTCTCGGGGCTAGTACCCAGAGGCTCTACTTGGTTCACGTTTATCTTCCCAGTGCCATCGGCTGTCGCCTCTACATCGTACTTTGTGTTCCACCACCAGCCCTCCTGCTGGATCTGTTCCAGAGCATCATCAAGAGTTCTCTCAACATGTGCATGGGTAGAGGTGCCGGTCGTGTCGAGCCCTGTGACAGGGGTCTTGCCCAGGCGACGTAGAACGAGGTTGACTGCTTCGAGTTTTGTTGGCATGTTCAGAGATCCAAGATCAGCAGTCCGATGTGAACTGTGTCGCTGTAAGTGGTGCCAGTGTTTCCGGCGTCAGCTATCGCGACGCCAGCTGCAGTGAGTGTGAAGTTTGTCGCGTTCTTGGCACCGATCGTGCAGTTCGGGCCTGTGACCAGCGGAATGTAGTTTGTGTCCGACTGATTGATCCCGGTGACTGTGATGATGCCGCCAGACAGGGCGCCTGATATTCCGCCATATGACCTAGTCTCAGCCACTGCAGTGAATGACCAAGTGACTCCGCCTGACCCATTGTCGACGCATTGGACGGTGGCAGTCCCGTACCAGGCTCCGACAATCACGCTGGTGCCAACAGCAGTCCCGCCGACTAGCAGTGAGGCGAATGATCCTTGACCTGCACTGGTGACCGAGCCAGCAGTGAGAGACCCAGCGACTACTGTGTCACCATCAGAAGCGGCGACTGTGAAGTTGCCTGATCCGATATTGAGGTTGCCGGACATCGTTGCTTCAGCCAGAGAGGCTGTGCTTGAGCAGGCGATTGTCGTTGCTCCCGAGATTGCTCCACCAGCCGCGACGCCGCCGGAGCTGGTCACGCTTGCTGCAGTCAGTGCTCCAGTGTTTGCCGTGCCAGGCACGACAATGTTTCCGCTGCCGGCACCGCTCGCGTCCAGCGTGAGGTCACACTTTGCGGTGACGACGTCGCCAGAGAATGGTGCGACAGTGTTGACTTGCAGCTCGCTCATTTGGAGTCCCTTTGTTCAATATCGAGGAATGCTTCGTACATCTGGATGGCGACCTTTCGTCCGGCCACAAGGCCAGAATCGAAGGCTTCTCGAGTTTGGTTCGCCAGTGTTCTGTTAGTGCCTGGTGACTTGATGAGCAAGCCAACCACCGCGCCAATGAAAGCAGCAACGTAGACCTCGGCACCCATTAGTCGCGAGCTCCTGGCAATACCTTCATGACCCAAGGCCGAAGCACGGCGCCTGCGACGAAGCTCACGGCTCCGACGAGAAGAACAAACCACAAAGTGCCGAGAATGCTTGTCATGACGTTGCTTCTTTCTTCTTGAGAATGGCCTGCCGGACGACCCGGTAGGCGTATGCCAGGGAGATCGCCGCAGAAGCAGCGAGTACAGGAATGAAGATCCAATCCGCGTAGCGGGCGATCGTGTAGTTCAAGATGACGAGGCCGAGTCCAACGCCCAGGGCACGGAATCCCAGGGCTCCCCTGGTGATCACCATGGCCGCGACGCCGCCCAGGATGCAGATGCCACCGAGCCAGCTCAATAGGTCTAGGGCGCCCACGGCCTGCTTGGCATGCTGCCAATCCGTGACGCTCATGCCTGGTGGTGGGGAAGTCATGCCCTTGTGTGTACTCATGCACCCAGTGGTGATGGTGAGCACCGCAATCACTGCGATCATCTTTATGGTCATTTCGTCACCCTCGTCGGTGCAGTCAGATGTACATGGCGAAGCGGGGACCGTAGCCCTGGCCGGCTTCGCATCGTGTGCTGGCCTTGCAGTAGCCTGACGACTCGCTCGTGAGTTCCTTGTGGAACTTCAGACATCATCCAGGCTATTGGTCCGACTCGATCAAAGTCGTACGCTTTCCTGTCGGCCACTAGGTCGCCGTCTTGACCAACGTCGTACGTGGTCGGCTCATCTGCAGCTCCGTACTCGACCGGCAAGCCTGGGGTGTTCCGCAGTGTGCTGGTTTCGAGGTATTGATGGAACTCCTCTTGACGAGAAGTCGGAGAATCCACTGGCAATGTTTGGTTTCCATTGTTGAAGACGTCATCATTCTCGTGCAGGCTTGGCTTCATCACGCCGGATCGAGTGTTGTACCCCTGTCGAATAACTCGACAAGTCTTGCCCGAGCCCATTACGACAGTGTTGTACAAGTTTGGAACCATCTTGATGTTTGAGGCTATGGTGACATCCAAGTCTGCTGTTGCGATTGTTCCGCCATGCCCGGTGTAGTTCATCCCCCAGCCATCGTCAGGGTCGTATGTGAACTTGATTCCACGGTGAACTTGTGTACCACCGCCATCACTGAAGGTGGTGCCGTTGCATAGATTGAGCGCAAGCGGATAGTTCAAGCCGCCGGCATCAGCCCAGTTGTCGAACCAAGTGACTGGCCCTTGGCGATGGTCATCAGCCGCAGGACTTCCGAGTCCGGGTTCCCAGTGAGCGTGGTGTTGCAGGCCCAGGACCATGAACATTCCACGGTTGGTTTCGTTGGACTGATCAAGGTGAAATCCAATGTGGTACTTCTGGTAGTCGAAGAAGAAGTTGTTGTTGACGGCAGCTGGATTGGTAGTAGCAAAGGTGCGGTGCGGATTTTGAATGCACCCATCCCAGGCCGCTACAGCGGCACCATCTGCGTTGTATATCTTCTGCTCAAAGTCATCGCGGCCACGGAACTTGGTCACGTGCCAACTGTAGTTGGCGTACCATCGGTACGACTGCCGCATTTCGATCCATCGGTTGTCGCCTCGGTATTCGGCCCGCCGTCCAGTGAACGTGTGAGTGTCGCCCAGGAGTCCGTCGACTTCCCAGCCGCCGGGGTTTGGCCCTCGAATAGACCATCCTGGATCAGGTGAAGGTGGGTTCTGCTGGGGTCCATCTGCACCCGGAACTCTGTACATCAACCCCTCAACGGCCATGTCGAGCGGGCGTCGCATCGATGCCCAGAGTCGGTATACGTCCCACTGGCTGAGTACGCAGTTGTAGACTGCGACAGGCCCATAGGCAATCTTCGAAATGCCATCGAATGACCCGCCGTCGAATGATCTATTGATCCGACATCTAGGGTGCCAGTTGGTGGGGATGTCGGCGCCTGTTGCACTGGTGACATCTGAGAACTTGCTGTCGCAATATATCAGCAGCTTGCCGGCGTCGACGGTCACGACGACATGGTGCCAGTCGTTGTTCGTAAGTGTTGCACCGCGAAGGTCAGTCTCGGCTATAGCAGTGGCTGACCCACTGCCCAAGGACTCAGGCTTGTTTGTGAGCGTTGCTTCAATCGTGACGCATGCGTTGTTGCTTGAGGCGTCTCTCGCGTAGTCCAAGTCCAAGTATAAATACCAACGATCTGCTGGCGCCGTTGGATTGCCATTGGTGCTGGTGAAGTTCTTGAGCTCAAACATTCTTCCGTTGAATGACGACGCGTCGATTGACCCATCGCCATCTTCATCAAGCACGAGCCCTGTATCAGTCAGTTTGTACCAGAGAGACACGGACAGCTTGTTGTTGCTCGGAGCATCTTCCAGCCTGAGCGGATTGGTGTAGGCCCACAGGGGCGTATTAGGATCTGCCTGGAGCTGGGAAATAGTGGGGGATACAACGGAGCATGTGCTGCCGTTGTTCCAGAACACGGTCGGGGCACCCCAGTCGCCAAGACCTCGCCGATGCACGGCTGGCCCTCCTTGTGAAACCGATCGATCTGTTTCGTATGTGAAGCTACGATATTTGTTGAGATGATTGACTGCAGTCGAGTTTGCTGCGCCACCGAGTTCAACAAGAATATCGTCCTCCAGATTCACAAGCATGCCCATCGGCCCGACAGCCGTCATCTCGTGCCGCCAGTCGCCGAAGGCATCATTGGCTAGCCATGTGATCCCATTGATTGGCTCGAGTTCGGTTCGGTGATAGCAGGCAATCATGCGATACTGGCGAAGCAAGTCCGCGTATGGATGCCACATGTGGGACTCAGAACAAGCTCACGAGTGCGTTGTATCCGGTTTCGATCGGCGTGATGCCAGTCTCATCGAACCCAACGTATAGGAACTGAGCACCTTCCAGATCGATCGTAACTGATGCCGCGTTGTTCTCGGTGTCAGTAATCAGTCGAATGCTGGTGTCGCCCTGGTCGAGCTGCACTGTGTCGCAGAACTTGAATGCTGCAGGGACATCTGTCGTGCCGGTACCAGCAAGGGTTCCGAGAGTCCAGGTGAGCTTGCACACATATGTCGGAATGAACAATGGAGTCCCGTTGGCACTGAGTGTCCTCGAGATAGTCCACAGCCGTGTGATGATTTTGTTGTTCTCAGTTCCGTTCCCGGACACGATGATCTTTGCGACATTGCTGTTCGCACAATCGATAGTTCCAGAACCGTCCTGTGTCGGGCTCGTTGTTGAGACTGCTTTGGATACAACTGCTTGCCCATCCAAAGTGTCTGATGAATACGCCCGAGTCCATTCACGCTTTGCAGTGCGAAGGATGAAGGCTTCTACGCCGTATGCCATTACTCGATTCTCCTGTCCATGTGTTCTTCAACTCGCTCCAAGCGGACTTCGAGTTGCTGTTGTCTGACAATGACTTCTGTCAATCTACGCTCGATCGACAGAGTCCCCATGAAGAAGGCGCTCAAGATCGTGGCGAGTACACCGCCGATGCCAACCCAATCCCGAACGGATAGCCGCACGACGTTCGATCCAGTTTGCTTGGTCATTATGTAATCCCAAAGCACAAGGTGGGGCAAGGGCCGAAGCGGCCCCTGCCCCCATGTGCTACTTGTTTTCAGATCAACTACCGTAGCAACCGATCATTCCTGCGCACCAGGGTGACAGGATGTCATAGCCGACAAGCATCTGAGATTTGAGGAACTTCACGTTGCGGCGGTGGTCATCTTCTACCACCGTGCTGAGCCCGCCAGCCTGGACCATGCCCATGGCAGCGTTGCCTTCGCTGGCACCGCAGAGTGCGATTGCAGCGGGGCGTGCCTTTGCTGATGTGGCGCCATCACAGTCGAAGTCGTACTTCGCCAGGTTGGAGTCGATCAGGTTGTAGCGGCCATTGGTTTCAGTAGCCCAGTCGCCGGGAAGCGAGTTGGTAACTACGAGCTTGAAACCTTCCAGCATCCCGATGGTACGCGAGTTGAGATCCCAAGGATCTGAACTTGTGTCCTTCGAGTAAGGGTTGCCGGCGGGACCGTACCCAGCAGCAACAGCTCCGGCGGAGGCAGCAACTTCAGCGGTGCCCCACAGCGTCGCCTCGTGGCGGAGGATGCGCCGAATGTATGGAGTGACGAAGAGCACCCGATTTTCTTCGGGCACGAAGTTGTCGTCCATCTTTTGTGCCAGCTCTGCGCAGTCATCGCGGAACTTGCCGGAGCCAGTCTGGCTGTCGGCGTAGGTACCAGTGACGGTAGCCGCAGCGTTGCGGATGACAGAGGAGCCACCAGGGTAGATCCCGGTTTCGCCGCCATCAAGAGCCGCCTTGCGTGCGATCGTTGCAATCTTGCGATCATTATCGATGGCGAGACTGCGTCCGATTTTGGTAGCAAAAGGGGCCAAAACCTCGAAATGAGACAAATCTAGGTCGATGAACGGGACGTCGATTGCAGCGACGAGCATGTCGTCGACACGTACCGTGGCTTCACTCATCTTGATCTTTCGACCTTCGATGAAATCACCAGGGTTGTGGTATCCGGCAGTGAGTCCGCCTTCGGGTCCAACGTCTGCAGCGTTCTCGAACGAGGTGCCATCACCGTCGACGTTCCAGTTGCCGACGTTGTACACTTCGATGTCTTCGCCGAGGATGGGCCACTGTGCCATGTGCCCACCATCGAGCTGCTTCATGGCCATAAACTCATTCTTGCGATCGAAGAAAACGGTGCGCTGACGGAATGCGTCGAGCACTGCGCCAGAGAAGACCTTGAGAGCAAGGTCACGATCTGTGGGCGAACCCAGAGCCGAGTCCATCATGGACCGGGTCGGTGCGGTGTTGCCCGTGTTTGTAAGGTTGAGTGACATGTGTGTCATCTCCCGATAGTTTGGTTTGGTGTGAGTTTCGGACGGGTTGAAGTTGTCCGAACTACACCGGGCAAGTGGCCGCGTGCGGCCACCTGGTATCCAGTTCGATCTCGGGCTTCGGGAAATGAGAGCGAGGCCGGTAGGCCACGCCACTCAAGAGAGAAGAGTCAGTGATCACCAAGTGATCAGAAGTCTGGTTGTGTTGTCGTGCTCTTCTTCACGCCAGATCGTCGCCGCTTAGGAGCGGGTGCTGTAGCAGGTGCCGGATCTTCGCTCTGCGTTTCCGAATGGACAGGAGCCGTGGACTTCTCCACCTGCTGCTCCAAATCCCGGAGTCGCTCACGGAGACCCTCGTTCTCCAGGGCGACCGTCTTGGCTGCCGCTGCTGCTTCTGTCCAGGCTTTGTACGCTGCATCGAACGACTCCTCATGGTCATTGCCTCGGCCTTCTGCGATGACTTCATTGGTTGGGAAGTTGACCAGAGTGCACACCATAATCCCGGCGCCTGCCAGTGAGTGCCATCGGGGTTTGATCTGGTGCTCCATCTGAAGCATGAATGCCTTGGACAAATTGTCCGAACGACGAATGGTTCCTTGGCTCATTTGTCAATCCCTTGCACAATGTGGTTTGCAGTGTTCGCCATGCGGTTCTTGAAGCCGGCGTCCATGTATCCCTGGTCTTTGACACGCTGCATTTCTGACAGCATCTCATTCGATGAAGTGAATCCGGCTGTGGTATTGGGCATCGACTGCCCACTCAGCATCGCCATATTGGCGGTGCCGCCCTTGCCGGTTGCGAGGTTCCAGTCCCAGAGCAACTCCTTCAAAGCGCTCTCATAGTTGGTAGGGTCTGCCAGTCGCTGGTTCAGAGCGTTGAGGCGTTCCTCTGGGACGTTCATAGCTGCCCATCTCTTGAGTCCATCCCACTCAAGCTCGCCACCACACAGCTCCTGAGCGTGCGTCAGCATCTTCTGCTGAGCGTACACCCCGTTCTGGGCAATGGCAGTCTGTCCGTGAAGAAACCCGTCGACAATCTCCTGGCTCCAACCGGCTCGGCCGAACGCATCGTATTGTTCTGGCGTCAGCTTGCCGTCGGCTTTCCAGTTTGCAGTGATCTGCTGGTTGTCCAGACCGATCGCATCGATCAGCTGGTCGACGTTCATCTGCCCGTACTGAGATCGTTCGCCGAGCTTGGACTCGAGGGATTTGTATCCAGCCTCGAGGTCTTCAATGCTCTGGAACTTATCTGCATACGAGCGAGCTGTTCCCAAATCCTGTTGAGATTCCCCTTCGGGTATGAGGTTCTCAGTGTGAACCTGGGCCGGCGCCTTCGGCGACATGCCGCTTGCTTGAGCGGCCATCATCGGATTGGATTCGCTTGCTCCAGTGGGGCTGATGCTCAGCCCGCTGTCACCACCTGAGTCAGGGGCTGGTGCTGCTTGTTCTTCAGACATTCATTTCTCCTGTGTTGATGTTGCCGGAGGCGACGCCTCTACCAACTGCATCCATTGCAGTGGAGGCAGCTTGCTGTTCCATAGCCTGCTGCTGAGCGGCTTGCATCTCCTGATTGACTTGCTCTTCTGTCTTGACCAGGCCGGGCTCATAGATCCCAGTCTGTCGTACCAAGACGTCGAGCAGTACACCCTTGTCGATACGGTTTCCCACCTCGGGGCCAAGCTGTGCAATCAGTTGCATGAGCTCGACCAGCTTCATCTTCTCTGTTTCATTGCTGAGTGCCATCAGTCCAGTCACAGCTTGGACCTCCACTGTCTCTTCCGGCAGTGGGGGCAGATCGCCCGACAACGTCATCACGTGCCGCATTCTCTCGATCAGACTGATCTGCATAGAATCAGCAATCGGTGCATACACTCCACCAAGTGCACCTTCAATCTCTTGAGCGACACGCTGCACGTGGAGCCTGGTAGCTCGCTCGTACGTCGGCATGGACTCGCCTTCCATCAGCATGACGGTAGTCAAATCCTTGCGAATACTTTCTCTGGTTGTCGCGACGACATTGAAGTCGGTGAGCTTGTCAGCTCGCAGCATGCCGACGTCTGTCACAGCACCCCCCTGGACCCTGGCTTGAATCACTGATCCGGTTGGAAGCGCTAGGTCCGAGGGGCGTACCTGCGAGTTGTAGTCGAGACAGAAAATCTGCTTCGATGCAATCGCTCCAAAGTCAAGGATGCGTTCCGTTAGTTCGTTATGCGACCGGACGTCGCCAAGGTTCTCGCCGATGATTCCCTCGCCATAGTTGGCAGCTGGTGCCAACGAGTAGGGGGTTGACATGAAAGGCGTGATGGGCTCTTGAGCTTCGTATACAACGTGGTCATTGATCTCCTGTGAAATCACCCAGACCTTGGACAGTGGGTTCCACTGCACCTTCGTATACAGATCCTCCATGCGGCGATCCACGGACTCGAGCTGCAATGCTTCGAAGTCCATGCCGGCATCTTCCAGCTGTGACTTTGTCAAAGTCAGTGGGTCAATCTGCTCGCGGATGATGTGGTACAGGATGTCTCCTGCCGAGTCCCGCTTCGTCACATAGTTGTCACGGCGGAAGACCTTGATGTTGAAGTCATCAGTGAGCTGAATCAGGACGTCTCCAGTGATCAGGAGCTGACTGATTGCCAGCCTCATCCTGGAACGGAAGCCGGCTCGCCGGCTGTTCGACCCTGACTGCTTGTCGGTTCTGTCCAGCTTCGCCAGGATCATCAGTTCCTGCAGGTGCAGGATGTTCTCAAACTCTGAGAGCTTCTCCGGTTCCACGTTTGGATCGAACCGGAATCGGCCGGCCGGCCGCAGCTTGAAGAATGGCTGGGCGGCTGGAAACAATGCTGTCAGCAGTTTGCCCTCGAGGTTCGAGCACGCCCTGGCGGGCAGGCTTGAGAAGGGCTCAGGAAGTTTGTCGTTCGGAGAGTATCCGCTAGGTGGTAGCACCCATGGCTTGGTAAGCGATGCACAAAGTCGTGCTCGCTCAAGGGACTCCTGCCTTTCCGCATCGTCGCGGTCGAAGTCCTTGCGGATGTTGTCGTCCATCAGGGAGTATTTGCTCCAGATCCACTACCGTACTTCGGCAGGGTCAATGTCCCAGGGTTGCCGGCGTCGATGCCGAACAGCTTTCGACGCTCGTCTTCGGTGAGTTCAGTGAACGGCGCCTCTTCCTCGCGGTCTTTACCTTCGCGAAGATCCTTGCTGCCATCAACCATGTAGTCGTTGTAGTAGTTGTTTGATACGTCGCCGCCTCCACCCATCAGGCACCTTCTTTCTGTTTGTCTTGAAGACGGACAAGCTCTTCCACCACTGACCTGCGACCAGCCAAGAAGATCAACTCCTTGCAGGTATCACAGTCGAGGTCCGCACCTGTCACCACGGGCGCTGGGTTCAGCGTAGCCAGCTCGTCAATCAGCTGGTCCACACGCGCTGGGAGGTGGGCCGGGAGTGAAGGCATAAGAGTTCTCCGTCATCCAAATCAGTACAAGGGCGGGGTTCCAACACCGCCGGGGGATTTCAATGCCCGAGTCCCGGAGAATCTTCCGAGCCACGAGCGTACAGTTGTCACATTGATAGAGGCCACGAGTTGCCCACATGAGCCACCGGCCCCAGTAGGCATACAGGTAGTTCCACTTCTTGCGAAGCCGGCCCATGGGCGCCCGCTCGAACTGAGCTAGGTCGATCTCATGTTCAGATACGAACACGCACCAGCCCGTGAGACCTCGATAGTTCTTGATCGTGTCCTCATACGGGAGATACTTCGGCCCCTGGAACTGGGAGTCCAGCAGCACCTCGTGGTTTCCCACCAGCACATGGATGTGCTGCGTCCTGGTTACCCACCGGACGGTCGCTGCTGACATCAGCCAGTAGACCACCTCCGGGTGACGGCGGATCATCCTCCACAGAAACTTCCAAGACCGGCCTTTGAAGACGTCATTCCAAGTGGCGCCTCGAGCAAAGACCAGAAGGTATGCGTATCGCTCTCGTTTATTCATTATCTAGGTACCCCTCAATGAAAGAAGTAGGGAGACTGGCGAACCAGCTCCAGGTCGAGTGAGCCACGAGCAGGGGGCTCGGGCAAATCGAGGCCGGGGTACGCTTCGCACCACTCCTCGTACATTTGGTAGACCAGATCAGCCTCGTGCAGCGAGAAGAACTGATCACGCAGGATGATGTCCATCTCGTCGACGTCTTCAGCGTGAGTCCAGTAGGAGTCGTGGACAGCAGCGAAGACGATGGCCCTATCCCTGCATTCCAAGGCGGTGCACATCATGTGAGTGCCATCCCAAGAGTGAATCACGTTCGGTGGTCCGCCTTGGACCTGCTTACCTAGGGCAACAGGGGAGTCCTCATTCGGAGTGCCAATGGTCAGCCGCTGCATGCACGTGCGGATCTGGAACTTCTTCATCGATCGATAGGGCTGAATGACAGGGAACCCCAAGGGAGTAGTCCATTGGATCGCTCTGCCTGGGTTGTGCTTGCACATCATTCGAGTGCAGGTCTCGATCCATGTCATGATTTCCTTGGCCTTCGGGAACGTGTCACCGACGGCATCAAGCACAAGCTCAGACAACTGAGAGGAATACTTGAACAGGTCGCCACGTTCAATGCCTCGCTTCTTGAGCTGCCCCTTGACCTGCTCACGAGCTCCAACCTTAGTGACGTTGTACACCGTGGTCATCACGGTCTGCTTGTAAACCTTTCTCTTGCAATGACTTAGAAGTTCCCGAGAAACCTTGCACCCAGTTCTAGCTTTGTCTTCCAGGGTGCTCATGACTCGATTCCCAACGGTGGCATATGAATCCGCAGGGGTTGTGCCAGGCACGACGTTGACAAGTGGAGCCGCAACTTCATCCAGGCCGGCAGCAACGTAGTGTTGGTTCCCGTTCTGACTGCCGTCACGCTGGACTGGAATGTGAGCTCCGAGTTCAGGGAACACGATGCCCATGGCCGCAGCCAAGAACTGCCAAGGATCTTCCGCACGGCACCAGAGGTCTACGGTGTTGACTGGATCTTGAGCGATTGCCTCGAGCAGCTCCATGTTGTCATCGACCCAGGCCCGCCGGCTGGCATAGTCCCCCTTGTCCATCCCATACATGGAGGCACAGTGCTCCTTCAGCCTGGCAAGTCCTCTCGCTGTGAGCGGCTTGCCGATGAAGAACATGAGAATCGCCCGGCTCTTATCGTCGCCATGGTGATTGAGCACAGGAGGGATTGGGTATGCCCTTGACCTGAAGTCAAGCTGGTGCGGGAAGAACATCTCTCGGCCAAGCATCGTCTTGGCGAGCTCGAGCTTCTGCATGAACTCGGCGCGGGCACCTCGCAGCTTGGCATTAGCGGAGTGCACCTCGTGTGCCTCGGCTTTCCATGCCTTCAAGGCTTCAGGGTTTGACTCGATATCCGCCGGCTTGTCGGGCATGGGCAGGGGGTCTGCGTTCGGGAGCACGGCACCGCCGCCGGACTCCCACAGTTCCTCCATGACTGAGAGAATTATGGGGTTGATCGCCCATCCCGTAGAGTTGAGCGCGTTCACCGCCTCGTACACGACATCCATGTCCGCGTTCTTGATTGCTCGGGTATGCTCAGCTCGAGGTTTCGACACGAGTGGAGGACGCAGCTGCAGGTATCCGCCGTGGCCTTCCTCAGCAGACCAGGGCCAGGGCTCGCAGATCATCGGCTGGAACCGTGGCCGAAGGTGCTGCCGATAGATGTGCCCTGACTCCAGCACCTTGTGAGCTTCGTCGGTCAACTTCACGACGCCCTTCTTCTGTCCCTCACGCCAGACCTTCTTGTGTTCAAATGCTGGTGCCCATTCATCCTCGTACCCCTTGACCGTACCAACACCCACGACCAAGTTGATCAGTCTGGTGCCAAGATGTACGCAGACCTTCCTGCTCCACTTAGGATCGGCAAGCGTCTTCTTCGCCCAGCAGTTGACTCGTGACGCAGTGATTCGTTTGAACCTACGGTCAAGATCCTCGACGTCTGCCTTGTTGTTCCGCTTCATCTCATCGTGGTGGATCTCTGCGATCACAGCATTGCCCACCGAGTACGCTGCTTGGACCAAGAGTGTCCCGTTGTATTCACCCATGCACCTGGACAACAGCTCGTGCATAGCAATGACTGCCATCCGCTCAGCGTCAAGCTGCAGCATGACCGGGCCATAGATCGCCCGGCCAAGTCCAGGCTTCCCGCTAATAATCAGCCGCATCTCGTCACGGATTGCAGTTACAAGTGGGTCATACCAGTGGACGAGCAGTCGCTCGGCCGGCTTCAAAGAGGCACCGTCACCACGCTCGACTGCGTCGTATGCCAGGCGTCGATATCGTTCTACTCCCTTAGCAGTCGACTCGACTTCAAGCTCGATCTGCTCACTGATCAGGGAATCACTGCCGGCGAAGACATCGCCAACTCCGTGGGTGGCTAGGCTAGTCATGATGGCAACTCCTCCATGGTCTTGAACTTTCCGGGCGAGGTCTCGCGAACTACGATCAGCTTGAGCCGGCCGTACTCTTGCCAGAGCTTCTTGTTTCTCTTCCAGGCAGTGGTCTCCATGCCCTTAACCTCCACGTAGTAGGTGATTCCACCATGTGGAACAACGAGGAAGTCTGGTTTGTATTTGTTCTCGGGTACACCGAGCCACACAGACGGCTGGCAGACGTAGTCATAGATGACTCCGGCTTCCCACATCATCTCGAGCTGCTCGCAATACCTGCGTTCAGCCTTCGATCCAAAGGTCCGACCTAGGTACGTGCGTTCATTCTTGGGACTGACGTTGTACTTGTTGTGCTTGAACATGGCGGTCCTTGCCTCTTGCTTCATTGATCAGAAACTCCACGGCATCACGTGTTGCTCCTGAGTTCAGCCACTCCCGCATGTCCTTCGCGGGAGGTTCGATGATCTTCACACTTGGACACAAGGTCACAAGCTCACTGGCGAGTCGTTCAGCGCCGCGTCGACCAGGGGAGTCTGCATCGGAAACGATGACGACCTCCTTGCCGGCAAGCATTGATCGAAGGATGGCAGTGCCACCCGTGCACGACGGCCGGCCGAGTGCGGAGTAGCCCAGCTGCATCATGGCTGCCGTGTCACTTGGCCCTTCGCACACCATGACTGGTTCGCCGTAGTGCTTGACGGGAATAGGGTTCATGAAGATGCCTGCCGTCGATCCCTTGATCGCCATCTTCTTCCCGTCCGGGAACCTGGTTCGGATGCCGATCACCGTGTCGTGGTCGGAGTACATTGGGAAGGTCCAGCACTTCAATGCTCGGCACCATCCCAAGCCGAGCACCTTCAAGGTGACGGCCATCTTCAGGCCCAAGGTTTCCGCCAGTTGCTGAGCCATCTCAAGCGTGCACTCCTGAAAGAACTCAGACTGCTGTTCGTTCCAGTTGATCGCCGGCTTCACAGTCTCGACGCGTACGCGAGGCTGCCGATAGAACTCTTTGTCCGGTTCCCCCTGGCGGAAGGTGACTCCACCATCAGACGCCGTGTGAATGGCACGCCATCCAACAGGCGGATCGACCGGCCGCATGCACCGAGCAGCGCCGTCCTCAGTCCACTGGCACCAGTCAGGCTTGCCGCAGATTTCACAGGGCCGTGCCTTTGTTACGTTGTTCCAGCTCATTGCATCACCTCATCTGCCAGGTACTCCACAATCAACGGAGTCTCAGGCCCGGCATACAGGCACGCGATGTTGAACTCGAACCACTCGTTGGCATCTTCGTGGTCCCATTCGTTCTGGTTCATCAGGGTCTTCATGATGCCGACCTTGGAATACACCGCCAGTCGAGGTCCGCAGTATTGGTAGCCATATCCAATCAACGCAGACTCAAGGCCAGGAAAAACAATAGTGTCGTCATACTCTTCAGTGCCTTCAATCATGATGCCACCCCCAGGGTGAACATCCCTTCGCCAATACCATCGACAATGTCAGGGTGGGTTGGCTCGAAGAGCAGGTTGTCTGGTGTTTCGTATGCCTTGACCACTCCGATTTCAACCAAGTCCGCGAGCATCTGAGCATCGTCCAAGTCAATATCTTTCTCAATCGCCTTGTTGATAATCATGGAGCGGGCCGTATCTGTGTTGATTAACTTCATCGGGTGCGTCCTTTCTTGGCGAACTCACTGTCGAGAATCGCCTTGGCTTCGCTGAATGTTTCCTCGCCGGAGTGGCCGAACTTCTTCAGCCATCGGGCCTGCTTCAGTGTGCAGAGCCCGTTCGATTTTCTCCGGTAAATATCTCGCTGGAACTTGTTGGCCTGCTTCTTCGACATGTCGGTGGCGTTCACCCCGAACTTGCGAAGGAAGTCGACCTGTGCATCGCTTGCGTTCTCTTCGCCAGGCTCACGCATTGGGTCAATGTCGAGCAGGTCGAAGGGGTTGTATTCACGAGTGGAGTAGTCCACTTTGGCCTTGAGCTTCTGCCGCTTGGCAATCTTGTCTCTCTTGGCACGTTCGGCTTCGGCTTCCAGTTGCTCGTGAGCTTCCTCCAACGCTTCATCAACGTCGTCGTACTCGCCTTCTTTCAGCAGCTCGTCTGCTCGAGCCCTGACTTCTTCAGGCCACTTGCCTCCAAGAATGTCAGCCATACTCGTGAGCTTGTGCTTCCCGCAGTTGCCAGCAAAGTCCAAGATGACACAGTTCGACTTGTCGCTGGCCGCGATCGCCGCCCTCCGTGCCTCGGGGGAGTCGCAGGTAGACGGCGAATGATCTACCAGCCCTGGCAATGGACGAAGACCGCGACCAATCATCTGGACGTACTTGGCTCGAGACTTAGTGGGTGATGCGAGCACCACCATCCGAACATTCGGACAGTCCCAGCCTTCAGTACAGATCGCGACATTGACTAGGAACCTGATGTCCCCGGAGTCGAACTCGTTGAAGATTCTTCGGCGTTCAGATTTCTCAGTGTTGGCATGTACTACTCGAGCACAGTTGTCCTCGAGTCGATTGAGGACCATGGCAATGTCCTCGGCTTGGGCAACGGTTGCACAGAACACGACATTCCAAGGTCCGGTCGACTCCTCGTACATGGGCACGGCCATGCCCTGCACGTTTCGCTCGTCTTCCATCACCTTCGCCAAGCCACTGCCAGATAGGTCACCGGCACGCGTGCGAATGTGTTGGTAGTCCAGGCTTTCGACTGCCACATACTTGACCTTGGGCGGCACGAGGTAGCCGTCCGACATCGCGTCACGTATCTCGTAGTTGAACGCGACTTCCTCGAACACGGCGCCCATCGCCAGCTCGTCTGCACGATCCGGCGTCGCAGTGAATCCGAGCACCTTGTGGTTGTCGTTGTGAAGCATGTGGTCTGCGATCTGACGCCATGATGCAGCCGGTGCATGATGTGCCTCGTCGAAGATGGTGAGCGCCCACTCATCCGGGTTGTCGACGAGAGCCTTGAGCCGGCGGGCATCGGACGCCGTCAGTGTTTGCACAGTGGCGACGACGACTTGTGGCTTGTCCCAGAATCTCTCCTCGGCGTAGTGCTCCGCCATCTCGATCCCGACCTCCACGCCCTGGGCTTGGATAGTTCCAGCCAGTTGAGAGATCAGTTCTTCACGGTGAGCCAGGACCAGGACGCGGCCCTTGGTTGCCATCTTCACGACCTGGCTGATGACCACGGTCTTGCCAGTCCCCGTAGGCATGACGACCAGGGCAGACCAGACTCGACGAAGCGTATCCATGATCGCAGTGATGCACTGTTGTTGTGGAAGGCGGAGTTGAATCATCAGAATCCCTCCGGTCTGTTCTCGAGGATCTCATTGGTGATCCACCCCGTGTCCTTGCACACCTTGCATCCACGACCATGGCACGCATAGCACACGTGCTCCGGTCGCTTCGCCTCGAGGTAGCTCAAGGCGTTGAGCAGGCTGGGTCGAACATTGGTGAGGCGGATGTGAGCTCCTGCAGTCGACTCGTGCAGGGCATTGAGTTTCTTGCCGGCTCGAACTAGGTCGCCACGAATAGAATCAAAGTCATCAAGGCTCGGTCGCGGTTTGGTGCCGTCGTCTTCAAGACGTTCGTTCTCCGCGACAATCTCCTCGTGCATGTCTTCGATCATGGGCGCCGTGATCGTGCCGCCCATACGTGTCTTGGCTCGGTCGACCACCTCGTCGCGTAGTTCCTCGGGAACCTGCAGCAGCTTCTCCGCTGCACGCTCCGACTCAATCTCGTACTGCTCCTTGACTGGGGCCGTGAGCATGTACCGCCTGGCTTGTCGAGGCGAGATGTCGAACTTGTCTTCGCAGTATTCTGCGAACGTCTTGAATCCAGCACTCCTGTAGTGCTTTCCTTCTTTCATCTGAGTCATTGCCTCCGCCATTTCCTTGACGACGCTGACTCCACCCTTGATGATTTTATGGAGACGTTGATACTCCTCCGTGAGTACGATCTGGTTCATGCAGTCACCTCGCGGTCGAGCTCAGGCAACTGCGGCACAGAGATGTCCGGGTAGAACCCCTCATGTGCATCGACGTACTCGATTCCATCTGGGATGTCGCCGCATGAGTTGCAGTAGTCAGTGATTGGAGTCTTGCGTGCGATCTTGCGGTCGAAGCAGGTGATCAGGTCGAGCTGAATGTCTGCCGGCTGATCATCGAACCACGCATTGAACGCGTCTTCGTCGACGATCTTGATCGTGGCCTTCTTCTTTCGGAACCCGGCCTTCCCATTGAACAGGTCAACAGACTTTTTCTTACCGCCCTGGTTCAAGATCATTCGCTCGACGACTGACTTCATGACGGGTCCGAACTTCCAAGACAGGCCAGCTCGTCGTGCCTTGATCGAACTCATCATCCGCTTGTACTGTTCTTTAATCCGCGACTCGAGCGACTTCATCTCCTCATGCTTCCGCATGTAGAACTCAGGAACCCACGACGCCGGGTCGTCGCCGTCGTCCAGGGTTGCGGCTTCCATTTCCAACAGAGCAGCCTCGGCGAGAATCATTTCTCCCTCGGTCTCCTGCTCGACGATGTGCCCCAGAACGGGGTCGGGCTTGCGTACGATTTCATTCAACATCAGAAGGGGATCTCCTCGGTGGGTACAGCGACAGGTTCAGCAGGTGCAGCAACAGCTGGCTTCAGAATCACGAGCGACTTGACGTCATGGCCGGGGTACTTGTCGAAGTTGCGGCATCGCTTCCAAGTGATGCGTACTTTCCAGCCTTTGGAGACCGCGTCGTGCAGGCCATCAGGTGGATCGAACATGTCGAAGGTCTGGCCGGCGGAGGTCTCGAGCCGCCAGATATTGAAGTTCGGCACCCGCTTGTCGACGAGCCCGGTCAGCTGCCAGTCCGAATCCTGTGGCGGATCAACAGATTCAGCGGTATTTGTGGCAGGCTGAACAACAGCTGTGGCTCTTTCAGCAGGCACAGAAGGAGCAGCCACGCTCGGACGGGAAGCCTGAGCAGCTCGAGATGGCCGTGCCACAGGGGCTGTGGCTTGGACCATCTGCATCTCTTCAGCCGGCGTGGCCGTGGCCGCACCCATCAAGACGTACAAATGCCCGAAGTTTGCTCGGCACATCTTGGCCTGGGCTCGGGTTTGGGTCATCGAATCTCGGGCAGCCTTGGGTCCGCCCATCCATCGCTGCTCGTCGTCGTACACATAGCCCCATGCGAAGGCCACCTCGGCCCCAGTCATGTTGTTATGCAGCGAGGCACGGGCTTTCCAGCGACCCGCAGAAGTGTCTTCAATGACGTCCCCGACGCTGATGGTGTAGCCCTGGCTGTTGGCGATGGCGATGCCACCGCCGACGCACATGTAGGACTTGCCTTGGATGTTCGCGAGGTGGTGGGACTGGATCTCAGGAGCCAGCATCCGCACCAGATCACCATTCTGCTGGATCATCTGCTGTGGCGAGAGTTGTGGTGCCATCGCGAGGGGCTGTGGCTCTGCCACAATCTCGGCCGGCACGATCATGTTCTCATGCTCAGTCACGGGTCACCTCCCCGTAGACTCGAGTCTCGTAGGAGCCCTGGCCGAAGCGGCACAGAAGTGTGGCACCAGTGTGGCTTGGCTTGGTTGTGAGTCGTGATGACCGCCATCGGCGGACCCAGTCAATCAGTCGGTTCAGCATTCGGAACCCCTTTGTGGGGGATGAGAATGCGTCCGATCACTGGTCTGTACGCCGACAGAGTCCAGTATGGCCCATTCTCATCCATGAGTATGGAGACTGCAGATTCGATTCTACTCGAATCTGTGGTCGTATTGTGGCACGTGGTCTCACGCGAGCCCATGCCGTGGTCTTCCTTGTAGTAACTATCGGGCACGCTCAAGTAGTGCTTGCGAGCGGTCGCCTCGGAGTGGCCCATCCAGGCACACACGACATGCGACGGGTACTCCTTGTGCCAGATAGTATCCCTGGTACGACGCAGGTCGTTGAACGTGAATGGCTTGACGCCGGCATCTATGCACGCGGCTTTGAGCAGGCGTTGGCACAGGTTCTGTCGGCCACGCTCAATGATCCCGGTGACTGTCCTTGTCTTCCATTCGGGATCATCCATGTATGAGGCATCAGTCGGAACGATTCCAGTATGCACGCTGTAGTCAGCACGGCCTGCGTGTCGACCCCAGGCAAACAGTTCTTCTGAGAACAGTACCTCGCGACCACGCTGCTTGGATGTCTCGACTCCGCCTCTGGTGCGAATCACAATCTTCCTCTCTTCGCACAGAATATCCCCGTATTTCAGGTGTAACGCTTCGCTGAATCTGAGGCCGGCGTGGTAGCAGATCATGAGGAGTCCATGTAGTTCTGGAAGTAGCGTCATCACCTTATACAGTTCGGCACGATCGACGAACCGTCTTGAGAATGGGTCGATGGTCGGCGCCGTGCCCTTGAGGTGACGGGCTGGGTTCGATGCAAGCAGCCCTTCCTGGATGGCTCGATCGAATATCACCTTGACCGTCCGCACGTGCTTGCACACCGTAGACTCGTTCATGTCGGTGCCTACCAACTTGATACGCCAGTCGGTCATGCCCGTGCGTGTGATGTCTGCAAGTGTGATCGACTTATCGAACCACTCCCTGAGCAGGCGGCACGATCGCTTGTGAATCATCAGCGTCGCCTTGGACAGCTCGTTGTGGCGGATCTCGATGTATCGCGTGAGCCACTCGCCCAGCTTTGGATCAGACTTGATGTCGCGAACGACAGGGTTGATCGCCTGCTCCGCGATCATGCGTTGGAGCATGCCCGTTGCCTCTCGCTTGCTTACGCGACCGAGCGACTTGCGTACTCGCTTGCCTCGCGAGTCTCGCCAGGTCACCTGGAAGTACGGGCCATTCTTGTGAAGTTGTAGAGCGGTTTCCATGGGATATCTCCTGAAGCGGTGGAAGGTGGACGGGCACAATGTAATGGGCCATGGCGGAGAAGTCAATGGGCCACTTGTGGCACATGGGCTATCGGCATCTGTGGTACATTGCTTGAGGTTTCCTCCGTGGAAGGTGGAGCCAACGTGGCCGCCCTGGATTCGTCTGGGGCGGCTGCACTTTTGCCACAAGCTCGCACGGGAAGAAAACGCGCGCACGCACACGCGCGATCCATCTATATACCATCGCTGGATTTGTGATCGCGATGTCGCGGCGATCGCGGCCGGCCGGCGGGGCTGGCTCGGGCACGACCAGGAGCGGCCGCGAATGGCGGCGGCGCGGTCGAATCCGGTCGCGACCAGGGACGTACCGGGCTCGCCCTGGAGCGTGTAGGTGATCAGTTTCGAGTAGCCCTGGCGGGCTGCCCACCGCCGGCATGCGCCGTAGAGTTTCGAGTACGCGTGCGTGGTGACGGTGCCTGGCGACGCGGTCGAATGATCGCAGCGTCGGGTCAAATCGCAGCCAGAATGCGGCGTCCTCCAGGAGGGCCATATGGCCCACCTCGCAACAGTCGCCACCTGGAGCGACCCCGACGTCGCAGATCGTCCCGTCGGGGCTCTCCGTCCACGTGAGGCCGCCCAGCAGATCGCCCCCGCACCAGGGGCACGGAGGGCGGGCAGTCGGATATCGCAGGTGCATAGGATCACCTCCAGGCACGACACAACCCCGCACCAGGCGGGGCTCGAATGAATGCGGCACCAGGGCCGCCGATGAGGCCGCCGCCCTGGAGAGGCGGCGACCTGGTCGGCAGTCGTGGTCGTGATCAGTTGGGCTTC